ATGGGATACAAACTTTACTCCGTATGGTTACGAAGACTTTGACTACAGCATGAGAATTCAAAGAGCATTTTTATTAGAATATGACGATCATTGGAAAAAAATTGTAGAAAATAAAACAATGTGGGACAAAGTTAAGATCGACATCAAAGACACAATAATGGCACACAGTTTAAAACTTGGCGGCGTAGATCCAAAAATGGGCAAAACAAGAGAATATTATAATAAAAAATGGGGAAGATATCCTTCAACTAGTGAAGATCCATATAACTCTTATTTTTACCCTTTTAATAATTCAGAAAATGGTTTAGGATATTTTACAAACGATTACTATAATCACTGGATAATAAAAGAATCTAAAAAAGAAAAACAAAATTTTATTGAAGCAGTAGTTACATGTTTATGTGGAAATTCTTTTAAATCAATGTCTGTTAGCGGGGCGCTGGAAGTTAATACTTGTGCTGCATGCGATCCTGCTGAATTTATGCAAGATGGAACTAAATAATGAACAATATTAAAACCTATTTATATTCTTTTAATGAAGAAGACTGTGCTGCCGATAAGTGGGATTATGGTCTTTTAAAAGAAATGTTTGACAAATATAGTATAGAGCAAATCAAAGTTAATTCTTTGCCAATAGAAGAAAGAGCATTTGTTGTAATTCCTGGACCACAAAATATAGGACATGAAGAAGATATATCAAAAGAGTTAAAAAATATATCTAGATTAGTTTTATTTATAACAGGGGATGAAGAAGGAGTTTTTGGTATAGACAAAATAAATCATCCTAATGCTGAGATTTGGATTCAATACCCTCATAAAAAACATGAGAAGTATAATAAACTTCCAATTGGTGTGCCACAGCATCTAAAAAATAATTTACCTAATTATAAAACTAAAACATATGATGTATTTTTTGGTGGACAAATCACACATCAAAGGAGACAACAGTTAGCAGAAGTAATGCCCTCGATTAAGAATGCCCTATACAAGCCTACAGACGGCTTTGCTAAGGGAGATAATCCAGTTGACTACTATGACAACCTAATGAATTCAAAAATTGCTCCTTGCCCTGCTGGTGCCGTATCAATTGAATCATTTAGGTTATTTGAAGCAATAGAAATGATGACTTTACCAATAGCAGACCTTGTAGATTCAAGTGGTTTAAAATATAATTTTTATAAAAATGTTTTTAATGAACTGGTTCCATTTCCTCAAACAAAATATTGGAGTGAATTGCCCATAATTGTATTAAATTTATTAGAAGAATATCCAAAAAATATGCATAATGTGGTATGCTGGTGGATTAAATACAAAAGAGATCTTGGAATAAAATTAATGGAGCAAGTAAATGCAAAAATCTGACGTAACAATTATAGTTCCAACATCTTATATCCCTAGTCACCCTAGCACCAAAATAATAGAAACAACAATTAAAAACACTAGGTTTCATTTTCCAGACAATGAAATAATATTGCAAATAGATGGGCTTAGATCAGAACAATCAGACTATAAAAAAGATTATGATGAATATAAAAATAGAGTATTGTGGAAATGTTTGCATGAATGGGAAAACGTATTACCAATAATATTTGACGAACATAGTCATCAAAGTACCATGATGAAAAAAACCATTAACTTAGTTCAAACACCATTAATTCTTTACATTGAAGGAGATCTTCCTTTAAGAACCGACAGAGATATTGACTGGAATAAGTGTTTAGACATGTTTGAATACAATAAAGCAAATACAATAAGGTTTTATTTAAGAGAAGAGATGCCACAAGAGCATGAGCACATGATGTGTGGTCAAGAAGATAGTTTTATAAAAACTGTTCAATGGAGTCAAAACCCACATTTAAGTTTTACTAGTTACTATAAAGACATTATTTTACCAAATGTTGGTGAAACAAATTATATTGAAGATGAATTTTATGGAAAGGCCCAAACTGATTGCGAGTATTTGCCTGAAGAAGAACCTGTGATTGAGGAACCATACGTTTTTAAAATTAGAAATTGGGAAGCACACAAAATGTTTATTTATTATCCAGACAATGGACAGAACATAAGTAGGGTTTTACATTTAGATGGAAGACAAAGCACTAAAAAATTTACACAAGATGATGACTTTTGGGAATATACAAGCATTGAGGATGCAAAAAAAATATTAAAACAATCGGAAATGTTTAAAGATGACAAGGATATTTTATGAGATTAGGAATTATAGCAAGATCTGATAACACTGGATTAGGCAATCAAACACGGGAATTAGTTAAAATGCTTAATCCCGACAAAATTTTATTGATTGATTCAAAACATTTTAATGGTAATAAGCAACATCCAGAATGGTATAAAGATTACAATGTAATAACTACATCAGTTGGGTTTCCAACAAAACCAGAAGTAATAGAATTTTTAAGGGATATAGATATAGTTTTAAGTTGTGAAACTTTTTATAGGCAAGACTTTTTACATTATGCCAAACGAAGAGGCATTAAAACAATCTTACAATATAATTTTGAATTCTTATTAAATATGTCTGTTCCAGAAGCAGAACTTCCAGATGTTTTACTTGCTCCAAGTTTATGGAACATAGATCAAATTGAAAAAATGGTTGATGGCAGATGTAAAATAATTTCCCTTCCACCGCCAACCGATTCAACTTTGTTTGAAAATGTTAGACAAAACAATATGTCAAAAAATCATAATAGATTATTACATGTTGGTGGAAAGTTTGCAGCAAAAGATAGAAATGGAACTGAAACTGTTTTACAAATGCTTAAATATTCAAAAGCAAATTACGAGTTAGTAATTACAACACAAAAATTTCCAGAATTAAATCTAAAAGATTCAAGAGTTACAGTTAACAATAATAATCCAGAGAATAGAGAAGAACTTTATAATGGATTTGATGCTATGGTTTTGCCAAGAAGATATGCTGGTTTGTGTCTTCCAATGAATGAGGCATTGATTAGTGGACTGCCAGTATTTATGACAAATATATCTCCAAACAATTTAATTCTTCCTAAAGAATGGTTGGTAAAATCTGAACATGTTAATAGTTTTCAGGCCAAATCATTAATAAATGTTTATGAAGGAAATCCTGAACATTTAGCAACAATTGTTGATGATTATATGAATAACAAAGATAAGCGTGAAATGAAAGATTCTGCGTTACAAATAGGATTAAATAATTTTGCTAAAAATAATCTAAAGGATAAATATTTAGATCTTATCGCTCATATGTAGATTTTTCTGGAAAGTTTGTAGTTAGAAAATCTAACAAAAACACAAAAGAACTATCTGCGCTAGACAAGTAAGGAATTTGTTCTTTGTCTTGGTTGTATGATAATGCAACTAATGCACCACCTCTGTGAACCTTTACATCTTTTACTGTTTCTCCACCAATATTAAATGTATTTCCATACTTTGATCTCCAAAGTGTTGTATAATTTTCTTCAAGAATAGTTATTAATTTACTTTTTTTCATTGGCATTGGCACGTGAAGTTCGTAACTAATGGGACTTGGTATGTTTCTTTTTTGTAAATAAGAATATGTTTTTCCTAATCTATGTAAATAAGTAGATCTAATCCCAAGATTATGATACTGATTTATTTGATCTTCAAGTAATCCATTATTATATATTTTTATTTCATTTACCTTATTTGTAATATAAAAATCATCATTCATTAATATAAAATCTTCGGGTATTTCTTCAGAGGCACAGGCAGCCCTAAGATTGTTAAGTGCATTTTGATACTTATGTTGATTTTGTAATACTGGAATATAATTGCCAAGATACCAATCTGGTTTTCCACCAACTACCCAAATTTTTGGATCATTAGTATTTTCTACAACAGATCTAATTGAATATCTAAGTTCTTCGTTTTCACCATCTTTACATATGTATACAAAATTCATAAGTTTCCTTTATATAAAAAAATAGGGACAGAAATATCCATCCCTATTTATTAAGTATAATTACTTTACAGCCTTTTTAGCAACTTTCTTTTTTGCTGCTTTTTTAACTGGTTTGATATTTTTAAGTGCAACTTCTACATCTTTTGCAACTGCATCAAACTTACCAAAAGATTTGTCTTTTGGATTTGCTGCACGAAGTGCGACTGGAACTAGGGCTGCTACAAGTGCTGCCCACATATCTTTAGGATCTGTAATTCCAGCGGTATACAAAGCAATTACTGCTGCAAGAACTGAGCGACCGTAACTTGAAAGCATTGCTTTTAGTTGTTCTTTATTCATTTAATCACCTCTTTCATATACCATTATAGCGTATATTGCTATAAATCTTTTTATTTTTGCTCAACTATAGGCTTGAGTTTTTCTAAAATAAACCTTAATTTTGCATCTGAGTATAAATCTGCTAACTTTGGCTGTTCAATTTGTTGTTCACAATATAAGATAATATCATTAACAGTAGCCATTGTTTCCTCAATATAATTAAAAGCCACGTCTCTAGAGTCTGATAGAAATTTAATAAAGTTCTCTTGAGTTTCATCCGTTTCATTTTTAATCAAATCTAACTGATCTTTTAAGGTTTCAGAAAAAGCCTTTAGTATTCTTTGATCAAGAACAAGTTGTTTTAACATTGTTTTTAATGTATATACCTTATAGGACAAAGATATAATAACGCACATGCTTAAAAATAATCCAGTAAACGTAATTAAATTAAAGAACTGCATTTAACAACTCATTTCTTTCTTCATGTGTTGGCCAATAATATTGGCAAGGAACTTTGCGTTCTGGACAGCACGGAACATTGTATGGGCTTGATTCTGCATACTGATATTTAATATAATAGATAGGATCTTTTTTAAATAGATTAGCCTTGTGGGTTGTTGTAATACGCATTACTTTATTATCATTAGACCAGAACATTGGTGGAGTATTTCCCCATCTACCCGAACATTTTGCTTTAAGATCATTAAGGTTATTCTCATTGTTTATTGTCTTAATACCGCGAACCTTAGCCTCTTCTATCATGTGCTGTATATAAGACCACAGGCCAGTCTCATAGCCCTTCCACATAAGCACTGCAGGGTGATTACGCCATGCTCCTGAGATAGACTCTCCAGACAACACCTTGAGTATTTGATACCCTTCAAGGATTTGTTTATTAAGTCTTTTATTGTCTAAAGATTTTGCGGTATATGAAATGTCGCTAGACGGCAGAAATGTTTGCATTTTTACTCCTATCTAAATTAAAATTAAAGAGCATCTGTATTAGCAAATGCTCTTTAGTATTTAATGCTACAAAGCAGACATGTATCCAGTTGAAAGATATCTACCAGATAACCATTGATTGTTTGTAGGTATTGTTTTAGCAAGTAGAAAGTTGTAGGTTTCATCAAAAGAACTCTTAAGATTTAAAACCCAATAAGCAGATAATGTCGCAGTCGCGTTTGAAGTTCCTGCGGTGAATGTACGAGATCCATCTCTATTAGTTACATACCATCTACCATTTAAATAGAAGTCTGTTTGGTTCCAACCATTTGAATACCTTGCTATAGTTGGAACTGCTTTAATATCATATGCAGAGCGCCCATCAATTGATGTATTATCTGTTGCTCCAACTGAAACAACATCACTAATACAAG